CTGCTACTAATCAAGCTGGAGATCTTAGACTTTCTAAAGGCTCTGAGATAATAACGGCCATACAAGGTAGGCAGGAAATACTTGTTTGGACTGACTCCGCGCTCTACGCATTGCAGTACGTTGGCGCTCCTGCAGTATGGGGGGCACAGACAGTTGGAGAAAACTTGTCTATCGCATCGCCGAATACGGTTGCCTATGCGAATGGTGTGGCCTACTGGATGGGTGTAGGCGGATTTTACTTATACGATGGGCGCGTGCAGACGCTGCCGTGCACACTGAAGCGGTACATATTTAACGACTTTAACGTAGAACAGTACGACCAAGTATTTGCAGGCACAAACGAAGGGTTCAGTGAGATTTGGTGGTTTTACTGCTCTAGCGGTGCCACAACTATAGACCGATATGTTATCTACAACTATGAGCAGAATATCTGGTACTTCGGTAACTTGGGTAGAACCGCTTGGATCGACTCTGGTATACGTGATTTTCCTATGGCGGCTACGTATAACAACAATGTCGTAAACCACGAAGATGGCATTGATGATAATGAGACCGGCACGGCTGCAGGCATAGATTCGTTTATATCTTCAGCGCAGTTTGACTTAGATGATGGTCACAGATTTGCATTTATACAGAAAGTGTATCCAGATGTGACGTTTGACGGATCTACTGTAGACAGCCCCAGTGCTACGTTATCTTTGTTTGCGGCGCAAAATTCTGGATCGGGGCGCAACTCGCCTGCTTCTGAAGGAGGCACAAACACAGGCTCTATAACTAGAACAGCAACCGCGCCGATTGAAGCGTTTACCTCTAGACTCGACCTACGAGTACGTGGCAGGCAGTTAGCATTAAAGATAGAATCTAGTGATGTTGGGGTAAAGTGGCAGCTAGGCTCTCCTAGACTAGATATGCGGCCTGACGGGAGGCGGTAATGGCTATAGATAAAACAAGTTATGGCATAGACTTCAAAGCGCCAGTCCTTCCAGACCCATTGAACGAGTATGACGTGCGAATGTTCAACCAGCTAAACAACACGTTGCGCATATACTTCAATCAGCTTGATAAAGGTATACGGGATGCTTCGATGTCTCCCGCTGCACAAGCCACTGCTTGGTTTTTAGGTTAGTGGCTAACGTATACAAGAACGCTAAGGTGGATTTGACGGCCACTACTGCGACTACGCTGTACACATGCCCAACAGCTACAACAGCAATTATTAAGTCTATTCTTGTGTCTGAGGACTCAGGCAACGCTGACACGATTACCGTAACTATTACCGATTCTGCTTCGGCAGTATTTAGCGTGTTCAAGGTCAAAGCAGTGGGTGCGAACACCACGATAGAACTGCTTACAGCACCGCTTGTTGTCGAAGAGTCTGAGATAGTTAAAGTCACCGCAGCTACAGCTAATAGGTTACATGTAGTCGCCAGCTTGCTGGAGGTGTCGTAATGGAGAATTTTGAACGTAATAGGTTCCTACAAGAAGAGGAAGATCTCTTAGATATCATTAGGTCTGGTCAACCTAAAGCGAATCAACAACTACTAAATGCGTTTAACGCAAGTCCTGCTGCAAAAAACTTTGGGTTGACGGCAACATCTGACCCAAATACGGGGGAGTATGTTGTTGATGTTGGGGGCATGGGCTTTACAGGTAGTAACCGATTTCAAAAACTTGATGAAAAAACATTCATTAAGCGGTTTGGTCTAGAAAGTCTAATAAAAGAATTAAAGCCACGGGAGAAAGAAAAACCTAAACGCATAGTTGAAGACTCTGCAGAGTTTGGCGGTTCAAATGTAAAACCATTAGAAAAAGAAGAAAAACCTAAACGCATAGTTGAAGACTCTGCAGAGTTTGGCGGCTCAAAACCCAAGCCAAAAACAACTACATCTACTTCTACCAGTCCTTTGAGCGGCAACATACTTAACAACGCCGTGCAAAAGTACAAAGATTTGCTGGCTAAAGGTGTTACTTATGAAGGTGACATAGATAAGACAGACGACTACTACAACCTTGGGTTCGATCAAGTTTTTGCGGATAGCGGGCTAAACCCATATGCCGACATAATTGGTGGAGAAGGGGGAAATGTAACGGGTGCGTTTGCGGGGCTGCTCTCTGGCGGACTGACCCCAGAGCTGTATTTGTCCTCTGTAGAAGGTGCTCCTGAGTATTTATCAAACCTACGTGGCCGTGTAGGTGAACAATCTGTAATAGAAGCATATGCAACCATAGCTGATGCAGGCACTACGGAAGAGTTGGCTAGCGCGTTAAGTAGCTACTATGGGTATGAAATATCACCTGTAGAAGTTGACCTAGCCGCCAATGGGTTTAAGAATTCTTACAAAAAACATACGAATAGCTCCGCTGCCGATATGCGGGCTTTTCAGTCCTTAATACGCCCCATACTTGCTGAACAAGTGCCGTATCTTATGGCAACAGAAGGGCTAAATTACCAAAAAGCCCTTGAAGAAGCGCATACGCGCGACCCAATGTTGCAGTCGCTGTACTTTAAGTATGGCGTTAACCCTTACCGCCAAACTGAAGATGGCTCTGCATACCTATATGACCCGTTCTCTACGGGAGAAATTAGAACCGTAAACATAAAAGACAAGAGTGTACAGAATGGCTTAAAAGCTATCGCTCTTGCAGGACTTGGGTATCTAACGGCTGGTGCTTTAGCTGGGCCGTTATCTTCGCTTTTGTCTGGTTCCGCTGCCACCACCGCTGCTGGAGGTACAACTCTTGCGGGTACTGTTGCTGCGAAGGCAATTGCGTCTGGAGGTATAGCTGCACTACAAGGTAAGGACTTATCTCAAATACTTACCGCAGCAGCTACTGCGGGGGTATCAGCAGGGGCGCTGGAGTTAATACCCTTACCTTCTCAGACAACGGGAATGGTAACCGTAGGTGGTCAGACATTAGGCGACATCATGCCTGACTGGCTAAAAATAACTACTAAAGTAGCTGGGCTGGGCGTTGACCCCACCAGTGCCGAAGGAATGTTGTCAACTGCAGCAACACTTATCGGTAACGGCGCACTTAGTGATGTAATTGGCGAGAGTGGCGATGTCATAGAAGGCTGTTTTTTACTCGCGCAGCAGATAGCTCAAGAAGAGGGTGTGTCTTCACCTACAGGTAATGACTTAGCTACTTTTTTTGACGAGGCTGTAGAGATTTATAACGATCTACAAGACGATGGTTACTCTCATCTTAGGATCATGGAAGAGCTAGGCTACGACCCTAGCGAGGGATTCACGCAAAAGGTGCAAGAGTCCGACTTAGCTAAATTACAAGAGCTAAGAGCAGGTACTGATCA